CATCATCAATACTGATTTTCTTTTTAGTATGTTGTTTCATTCTTGTTCCTCTGGATAGTCAGGATTAATTTCAATGCGGCAAGAAGCATCAATCCAATCTTTAGGGATGCTATAAACACTGTACCATCTAAAGTCATTTCTTTCTGCCCACTCTGCATGTGATCTTTTAGTACCATCTTTACGCCGCTTTGCTCCCGGCATAGGAGCGGCAGGATCAGCAAATAAAAATACAAGCTCTATGTTTTTTGGTAAAGCTTTTTTAATCCACACATATTTATTATGCTCGGCATGATCCCAGAACCTTCCCTTAGCTTCTAAAAAAATAATTTTGTTTTTTATTTTTTTTATAAAGTCTGGATGGTATGTATGCTTAACGATATAGTCAACGGTATCTGTATGTATATCCCAATCTTTTAAGATGCCTGTATGTAGTTCATATTCCCAATTAGAATCATAGCCTTTCACTACTTCTTTTTCTACTGGTCTTTTAACTCTACGTTTGCGCAGCCCTGATTTTATTTTAACAGTCACTCTATATCCTTAAGAGTTAAATGGTCTATAGCATTTAATTTTTTTAGTTTTTGTTTAATACCTTTATAAGAAAAAGGCATAGACCTTGCCGTACCCTTTTGATTATAAACAAGTTTATTATAAGAAGAGTGTTTAACTTTCAAGGCTTCTTCTTCAGACACTAAAGTCTTTAGCCATTCAACAGAAAGTTCTTTAGCTTTTTTATTTATGCGCTTTGCTTTTCTACCATTCATATACTTCATCTACCTTGGGTTCAGATTTAACTGTAGTAAAATATGTTAAACCTTTAGCGTATCTAAATGCTCTTAAACCTTTGCCATTATTAGAATCTTTAAAGCATTCTTTTTTGTGTGGGCAGTACATACAGTTTTTAGCAATCCGCATATTGCCTGCCTTACCTTCTGCTATAGGAGCATAACATAACTCAGGAGGAGTTTCCAAGTCAAGTTTCTTTTTAAGATCTTTAATATGATTTTTAATGTTGGGCTTATCTAATTCATCTGGCTGATGAAAACATAACTCACCTGTCTCTTTATTAATAACAAGAAATCCTGAATCAGTTGTTCCTTCAGCTTCTTCATAAGCCGTGAGCTGGGCAATGTAGCCGAAAGGATCATCCTCTCTAAGGATACCCTGTCTAAATTTACTAAAGGAAAAACCTGACGCAGATTTAACATCAACAACAACATCATCAATCTTACAATCCATGTGTCCTTTGATACCTTCAATCTCAATTTCTTTTTGTTCATCTGTTACTTTGTGGCCTGAAAGCCTGACTAACAAAAGAATAACTTCTTCTAGTAAATGCCCGTATAAAAATTTAATAAACAAAGAAGGTTCAAGTCTTTTGTTTTCAAGCTCTGTTTTTTTATCAAACCAAAGCCGCCTAGCAGGCTTGCCTATGTTAGACATTCTTAAATAAAACTTGTTATCTTTTTGTTGCGGCGTAGCCCAAGATTTAATTACTTCTTTTATAGACTCACCAAATTCATCTATAGTTTTATCTGAAAGGTCTAAAGGCCCGTCATTTAAAACGTCTAATTTTTTATAGATATCTTCTACTATATTCATTTGAGATGCCTTACGAATCTACATTTGCGGGTGTGTGAATTGTAGTGGAGATACTGAACTCCAAGTTGTTTTTGAAGCGGTGTCTTAGATGCAAGCCTACTATCCTTGTAAGACTTAACATCTATAAGAGTAACCTTTCCTTCAGGATCTAAAGCAACAATATCAACAGGGCCTGTGCAACCGCAGTTTTTAAATACATGGTAGCCATTGTCCCATAACCAAGTGATAGCATAATGTTCTGCTAAGTCTCCTATCCTGCTAGGATCATGGTCTGGTTTGTTGTTTGTTATTTTAACTGGCTTCATTTTAAGTTCCTCTTTAATCGGAATAAAAATCTATATAAGTGTAGAGGTATTCGTCCCAAGGGTCTGATTCCTCAACCATTTTACAATGTTCAAAACTTCCTTTACAAATTATATCTGGAATATATACACCATCACTGGCATACATCTTCCCGTATAAAACATATGTTTCTTCAAATAAATCTGCTTGTTTCATGTTAGTGTGTCTCACTCCAGTTGTTTCCTATCTTATATTCCCCATCAAGAGGACATTTAAGTTTAAGAACCTTACCAGCTTCAATGATTGCCTCAACACCTAGCCTACCTACTTCATCGGCTTGATCTTGTCGGACTTCTATCTGCCATTCATCGTGAACATTAGCAACAAAGTGAGCATCTAAATGTTTGATCTTATCATTTAGTATAACCAATGCTTGCTTCATTACAATAGCACCTGCTCCCTGTAGTAATGTGTTAAGTGCGCTGTGCTCTGACCTTACGTATAGCTTACGTCCGTCTAATGCTTTAAGATATCCTTTTGCTGATGCTCTAGCAACGTTATCTTTAAGAGTTTTGAATGATGGGAGATTACTAATAAATGATTTTCTAAGGTTCCTTCCAACACTCTTACCTCCTCCAGCCACTGTTCCAAGTTTAGCATCTCCTGCTCCGTATAGTAGGGCATAGATGAAAGTCTTAGCCTGATTTCTTGATTCAAGTCCTGCAAGTTTTTGATTAGTGGTGTGTATGTCTCCATTAAGGATTTCATTAGTATAGTCCTCGTCGTTCATGTAATGAGCAAGCATCCGTAATTCTAATCCAGAAGCATCAATGCCTACAAGTTTATATCCTTTAGGCACAGACCAACAAGCTCTGCATTCTTTACCATAACTAGAACTGGTGCTGGGTATTTGTGCCATGTTAGGATTCCGATGCGTCATCCTTCCTGTAATAGTTCCGTTATGATTTACAAAACCGTGTACCCTGCCAGAGCTTTCATTAAGTTCTTTAAACCAAGAATTAATTTGAGCTAATCTTTTTTGTATCATTAAGTATTCAGCTATCACCTCTGCTTCAGGTATGTTTTTAATCTCAGACAAAATCTTTTCGTCAACTTTAGGTTGGCCCGTTGGCGTATACTCTAAAGGTTTCCAACCAAAGTCAATTAAATATTCTCCGATTTGCTGTCGTGAAGAAGGATTAAATTCTTTAATGTAAAATCTTTCTATAAATTTATCTGTTTTAAGTTGCTCATATTCTTCTGTTGTTAGCCTAACATTTTTACCAAAGTTATCTACACCTGTCTTAAGTAGTTTACCTTCTGGGTTATACCTTTTATATATTTGTTTAGTTTCTTTCTTTGGTTTAAAGCACTCAGTAATGTTTTTATATATCTCATCAGTCCTTGAGTTTAGCAAGGCTAACAACTTGCTGGCTTTTTCTATGTCAAAGAGAAACCCATAGTCTCTTTGGCTAGATAATATATTACAAACAGCATGCTCAAGCATTACACTTTCTTTAGAGAAACCTTTAGATTCTTTCTTTAAAGCTTTGTAAACCTGATAGTTAAGATAAACATCTTGCTCACAATATGTAAGCATCTCTTTGCTGTACTCTGAGTATTGATCAAACTCTATTTTAGGAGAGCCTAAAGCATACCCCCATCTTTCAAGGCCGTGATTACCTTCCCTGACTGGATTAAATAATCTAGATAAAACTAAAGTATCTACAATAGTTTTGTCCATAAGATCTACGCCAGTTAGTTTTTTAATAACTGGTATATCAAAGCCAATAATATTATGGCCTATTAACTTGTCAGCAGTTCTTAAAAACTCTAATCCTTTATCCAACTCTGAAGGCCCAAAAGATGCTTGGGCTTCTGTGTCTACATCAATAGCTGATATACACCATATTTTAGTAGCTTTTAAATCATCTGTTTCTATATCAAAAACTAAAGACTTCATAATTCTAACTCGTCTGTTTCTTCTTCTACAAAGACTTCTCTAAGTCTACCAGTATCTCTATCATAAAGCAAGTGACTAGCCATGCCCACATCTCCTGTGTACCTAGACTTAAGAACTCTTAAGTGTGTCGTGTTAGCTTCTTGTATATCCTCTGATTGTTGGTTACGCTCCAGACCAATAACACAGTCTGATATCTGAGCTATACTTGCAGAGCCTCTTAAGTGTGACAAGCCTACAGTGACGCCTTGCTCATGTCCTTTGTTACCTTCTATCCTACGTAAGTGTGAAACTAAAATCATCCCGACATTTGTTTCATTAACTAGTCTACTAAGAGCGCCCATAATATTATCAATGGTAGTTCTTTCGTCACCGAAAGCAGCACTCATAACAAGCATATGTAAATGATCTACTACAATCCACTTACAGTTACAACCTATAATCATGTAACGTATCTTAGATAGTATGTCATCAAAATCAGTAGCGCCATAGTGTGCATGAATCCAAAGACGGTTCTCGTTGTCACCTGTAAATACTTTATGAACAAGATCTGCATATTTTTCTTCGCCGTACTGTTCTCTTATTTGCTCAATGTAAAGTTTTTCATTAGCCTCAATAGACAAGATACCATCGGCAGTACGCTGCCAGTTTTCTTCAAGGGCTATGATACCTACGTTATCTTCTGTCTCGTTGAGTAGCCAATGCTCTAGCTCTCTTGTAATACTAGACTTTCCAAGACCTGTGCCACCAGTTAAAGTAACTAGCTCACCTCTACGCATACCATATAGCTTATCATTAAGACCCGCCCAAGGGTAAGGAACTGATTCAATCTTTTTCCTGACAATTAATTTTTCTAAATTATCTGTAAGGTTAAGGACTCCTGAAGGTGTATAAATACTAGAAGCCCACCAAGAGTCTACAAAATTTTGATGTCTCCCCTGCCGTAGCATATCGTTAGGGTCTTTATATTCTTCAGGCAGTGTACAGATCTTAGCTTTACCCGGAGTCAAAAGCTTAGCAACTTTACGGGCTGCTTCTTTACCTATCTTGTCGTTGTCAAAAACAATAACGACTGTCTCAAACTTTTCTAAATACTCTATGCTTTTCTTAACGTCATTGACAGCACCACCTGCACCATTCTTTACAGAAACTACAGGCCACTTAGAACCGAGCAACTCGTATGCAGCCATCGCATCACACTCACCCTCAGTTATTGTTATGTACTTACCGCCGCTGTTAAATGCCTGCTGTCCGAAAAGACCTGACTCTTTTGCTTGACCTCTCCATGAAAATACTTTGTTAGGTTCTCTAACTTTATAACCAGTTATTTCATTAGCATTATAATAAGGATAAAAATGTTTTACTACATTACCTTGGCTATCAGTAAGGGCTTTAACGCCATACTTCTTAGCAGTATTTACAGAGATGTTCCTATCTCTAAGAGCTATGTACTCTCCTTCACTATTGTTCATTGTATTATTTTTATAAGTTTTAAAGTCGCTCACTGTTTCACCTTTCATAGCTTTATCATAGTCTCTAAAATAAGTTTCACAACTAAAGCATTTAGCTGATCCGTTGTCGTTTATCTGAACGGGATCACTACCACCACACTTAGGGCAAGGCTTTCTAAAGGCAACAAATGTCATATCAACTCCTAATAAAAAGAAAGGGGGCTTTGCGCCCCCAAGTAATTAAGATTCTTCTTCCTCCTCTTCTTCTATTAAAGCATCAGGATCTAAGTTTTCCATCATAAGATCTTTAAAAGAATTGTTAGCTGCTTGAAGAACGTCGATGCGTTTTCTTAAAGTTTGTATTTCAGATTGAACTTCAGCTAAATAATTGAACGCAGTCTTTGCAGTATCATTCAACTTCTCTACATCATACAACCCGTCATCAGTTTTAAAAGTAAACTGTGTCATAGTTCATCTACCTCCTCTTCTTCAATAACATCAAACTCATCTAATCCTCTAGCGCTGTAAGAAACTAAATCTACTACTTGGACAGCTTGTAAATCTAAACCCTTCCAAAGTTTTCCTTGTCTATTAGATTCCCATTCTTTATATTGAACGCGCACTGTAGAACCGTTGCCAATCTGACAATCCATTTCGTGTTTGAAACGATCAATAAGTTTAGGCGCATTTCTAATCATACCATTAGGGCCATGCACCTTTCGTTTAAAGACGATGGTAGGGCCTTCTTCTTTATCCTTAACGGTGTGACCAGCGCTTCTAAATTTATCTGCTGTCTCTTCATCGACTACTAAGTTAATAGTATAGACGGGTTCATAAGTTGTGTTGGGTGAAGTAACACTTGCCCAGTAAGCAACTCCATCAACGATAGGCATAATTTTCTCCTGTTGGTTTATGTCCGAGCATTTTAACAGCTGTGTTTATAGTTGTCAAGCGTATAAACTCTTCCAGTTTTTAGGGCGTTTGCCTTCACGGCCTGCATGACACATTGCCGCAGACCAATAGGTATCTCTAAGCTCATCCTTAAAAACTCTGGTTGATATTTTATTTAGCTTTCCTTTAACACAAGGTTTAACTGTGCATACTTTAGATCCTATTTTTACATTGCAGTACCTCCATCCTTCTAAGTATAAGGGAACAACAAACTCATCACTTCTTTTAGGATTGAGTAAGTTATCTTTAAGTTTTAATATATCTTCTACAAACATTAGTCCTCCACTAAAGTGTCTAAGAAATCAGGGAACAGTTCAATGATATCACTTTCGTTGGCAGATAAGTTACCATCAACACCCATGCTCCAGTCTTTAACAAACTCAAGGAACTGGTCTTTTACTTTGGTGTCCGGCAATGCCGTACCTAGTATCATGACAAACATCCTAGACCAAGCATCGTCAAAAGCAATATGAAAATCTGACATACCTTCTATCCAGCCTTCTTCATTAGCATTCATACATCTTCTCCCGTTAAGTCAGCGGTAAGTATAGCATCATCACCCCAACAATAGATAGTAATCCTCTCACCTTTGTTGTCTTCAATTATAATATCCCAAGTATCTTTTGTTTGGGAGTCACCCGCTAAAGACTTTTTAATTTTAATTGTAGCAGTATCATGCACAAAGACATTTGTTCCTATCGACATAACGCACTCCATGAGTATTTAAGTTGAGGACATCTTTTAAATTCAGCATCAATCATATTAGCTATTTCACGACACTCAAGCTGAGCATCGTCGCTTGATCGTAACTTGACTACCCTTGCAAACGCAACAAGAGAGCCAGTCCAAATCCATTCAGTCATCATAGACTGTGGTAGTAACATCCGAGCCTGCTCTGGGGCTACCCCGCAAGCAATCATGTTGTCATAAACAGCCTCCGTTTGTTGTATTAAATTAAGATACTTTTCTTGAAACCTTTTATGTTCGTTCCCAATAAAAACATCATCGGATGATCCTTGCTTTTTATTATCCGCACGTTTACGCCATAGCTTAGGGATGTGATACTCTGGTAGGAAGTCCACATATCTGCGGCTTACTTCATTCCAGACCATGCCTACTTGATGTTTAACTAATTGTCTAGCTACAAACACTGGCGCACTTATCCTAAACTGTGCCTGAACATGGGCGAAGGGTGTCCAATGATCATGCTTTGCTAAGTAAGCTACTAGTTTTTTATCTCTCGGGCCGAACTGTTCTACCTCGTTAGCGAATGAAACCCTTGCACTATTTGCAACAGTCCTGTCGCCGCCCATTAAATCTATCATCTCTACTTTCATGATGCCACCAATACATAAAGAAATAATAAAAATATAACGACAGATGTTTTAATATAAGTTCTTTCGTTCTCACTTAACTCGCCTGCTGTTATGTCTTCCCAAACCCCTTTAATTAAAGAGGTCAATTTGGCTAAGATGTTTCTGCCTTTGTCCCGCAATAAACTCATGTGATTCTCCTTCAGGTAGTATGTATTTTAAAACAGTTTCAAAGCATTCAACTCTCCACTCGTCGTTATAAAAATCTTCTTTATGGTCGGCGTTTTTAGGATCATATCCGCTGAATGTTTCAAGTAATCCCACATAGGATTCTTTAACAAACTCTATACCGATTGCTTCTACTGTGTCCCAGTCTATGTCAATCTTCATACATCTACTCCATTTAATTTTAAAGCTGCAATAACTCTGTTATTAGTCTTGAGTTTTTTCTTTATAAGGGCCACATAATTCTTAGCTGTTCTTTGCGAGCAGTGTATTCTTTCTGCTATCTCAGCATCAGTACATCCTAATTTTAAATAGGATGCTGCTTGCTCTTCTCGTTTGGTTAGCTTCAACATACGTTCACGAACTCCTGTCTTATAGTTAGTTCAACACAAACCTCACCATCAGGGTGATGACGGTACAGTTCAACAAGCTTATCTTTTAATTCTAGTATTTCAGTAATCTGTATGCGCTCGCTTTCTTCATCCTGATAGTCTCTATAAGCAGTAACACAGGCAAGCACATGTTTCTTGTGTCTTTCAACTACATTGTCTACTGTCCTGTGTGACCACCAGTACGCCTCAAGCACGTAGTCTGCATCGGTATCTATATTCATTACGCTTCCTCCATAAGGTTTTTTTCAAACTCTTTTGCCGAACTTTCTAACTCTTTAAAAATCTTTCTCAACATAGAATATTCTATATTACAATACGTGCAGTCTTCTAATAATTCTATTTGACCTCCTTTTGTTTCATAAATTTCAGAGTACCCTTTAATTAATAAGGCTCCTCCATCTGCATCTGTATAAATACAACCATCGCAATCGTACTCGTTATTAAAAAATTTATATCCGCTCCTTTTAAGATTATTAATCCAGCTCCAAAGCTCATCTTCTGTTTGATTTAAATATCCAGCAGCTTCACTAAGAGTCATTACGCTGCCTCCCGAAAGTTAGAAATAATTGTATCACGAACAGTCTCACTACGCTTATAAGATATAGAAGCAATGTTTACTTGAGAAGATTCCCTTGCTGCTGGAGCATGAGTAGACCAATCAGTAAGTGTATTGTATACAGCCCATTGATTCGTACCCATCTTCTTAGAGTAATGTGTAATATATTTATCCCACATATACATCAGAGCAGTATTACTATATATCTTAGGTTGTAAAAGCATCTCGCTTATAGGGGATGTTGGGTATTCTTTACGCCAAGCAAACACTGCCTTTGCATTAGCTGCTTTAGCAAAAGCAAAGAAAGCATCTATATTATGAACACCAATCTCAGACCAGACAAACCACTTCTCTACTTCGTTTTTAAATATATCTACAGCTTGATACATAATCCTAGCGGCATGATCTACATCTAATTTCTTAGTGTGTCTAGATTTATACATGGTAGCTGCACCATTAGTAAATACTTGGCCGTTCATACAAGCCCACTGATTAGCTCCTGTTGTAGATACAAAAGGAAATGTTCCATCTAAACTACTAACAGTTAAGAACGTTAAGGCTGCTTGATCACCATCTGGAGTTCGTAGTTTTACATCAGGCAAGGTGTGTCTAACAAAACATTTAGCACCGTTATGTGATACTTGTATGTCTTCGCTAAGACCACCTAAATCTAAACCAGATTTATTAATACAATCTCTTTGATTATCTATCATTCTTTTATAAGATAAATCATATAAGTCTGAGTACCGTGAGCCGTGTATACCTAACTCTTCTCCAGTATCTGTTCTATATATTACATGCTTGGATGCTTGTTGAATACCTCTTTCAGTAATATAAGTAAGCGGCGCTTGATCAATATCAAAATCAGCAGGGCCGTAGTCAGAAACTTTAACGCTTTCAAACATATTGATTACATTGTTCATACTATTACTTCCTTTTGTTTTACTTTGATGTTATAACCTAACGCTTTAATATATTTAACTGCTTGTTCAGTCATGGTAGTTGTACCTGCAAGCTTGCATAAAATATCAGATGTTTCGCAAGCAGGATAAATTAACCGTCTACCATAAGACTCTTTAGTCGTCACCCAGATGTGCATTGTCCAACCTCTTTAGTTTATTATTAATAAATCCATAAGTACCGAACATATCGTTTGGTTTTACAGCTCCTCTATAAACATAATAAGTTCCTCCTTGTTTCATATAATGTTTCTCAATAGCTTTGAGATTTTTAAAAGGTATAAAGTGTTTAAACTGTTGTTGTTTTCTACCTTTAAAATGTATTATATCGTGTCCTTGTTGTACCCAATACTTATCCATGAAGATGTTCCTCAAATGCTTCTAGCATTATATTGTTTAATACAGTGTTGATTTTCTCAAAAGGTATTCGCTTACCATTAACATCAACATAAGTAAACTCTATATCTTCAGGGCTAAATAAATACCAACCTTCATATTCAGCGGGGTAATAATTTACAAGACAAGATCCTTTTACTTTTCCCACATTAAAATTTAATACATCACTACAATTCATAACTCTAGCATCCTTCCAAATCCTATATCATGTATAGCGCTTGGTACTTTGCGTTTTACTTTACCATCTTTAACCGTATAGAAAACACCGTACTCAGCAACATGAGGGTTTTTTGTATATATAATAAGCTCGGTATCATCAGAATAAAACTTGCCAAAACCTTTAAGAGTCTTGCTCATTCTATAAATACCAGACCTAGAATTACTTCTGCATGCGTAATACATACTAACTCCTTTTCTTTATAGCCTCAGTGATAACGGATTCACCGTTATTTTTATAGCAGGTCAGACAGTCAATGCAGTTCTGGCCTGTACAATTTTGTATGTCTTGATGCTGATCTTTCTCTACAACATTAAATACTTTATCAAAACCTTCTGGCGGCGTCAACCTCACAACATTAACTGTTGGATTAGAATATATTAATATAAGATTATCAGGTACTTTATAATCTTTTTTATAGTTACGAATAATAACTCTGCGCTTTGTCCACAATGCAAAGTTACAGTGCGGATTCTTTAAAGCGATATTATGAAAATTAATCATGTGTTTAGTATTTATTAACTCGCCGTGGCCGTGAAACCTAAAGAAAGCCGCATTAATTATTGGAATCTCTGAGTCTTCTAATATCACTTGAGATAATAATACTGAGTTTCTTTCAAAGGCTGGCTGGCAGTTTTTTCTGGAGCCGTTGAGCATATTCATTGAGTAACAAGACTTACAAATAGCATCAGATTTATTCATCTTGATACAAAACTCATTGGTCACAGTGTTCGTGTTTATTGCGGGAATCCCTTTAAGTTTACCCGTCATCTTACTGAAATGTATAGACATTATAACACCTCCACATTTAATTCAGTTTCAATCCAAACCTTAGCTCCACAACTTAAAGGTTTATCAGGACGATAAACTAATTTAGCCACAACATTACCTTCTTTATCTTTAATAACAGCTTCATTACACTTTCTATTTTGTTTATAATCTTTAACAGTAATAACTGGTAAATCTTTTGGGAAAGCTCCTTTACTATTAGCTCTAATATTATGTTGATTAACATGTAATATAGTTTTCAACTGTTTCTCCTTTTTAACTCCATAGAACAATAAAGAATCTCATCTTGATATTGTCCTGCCTTTGGATTGTCAGGCATAGCCTCTAAAGCCCTGCTACAATCAAACATAATATATTTTAATGACTCACTTTCTAATTTACTGAATCGCTTCATGGTTTGGCTATGCCACTTACCAGATCCATCGCCATAAGAATAATACATACTCACTCTCCATTATGAATTTTATTCATCTCCAAATACACTATCCCACTCATCTTTAGTAATACCCGATACAATAAACTCCCTTTCATCCGATGTTAAATTAGGCATAGCATCCTGAATTAACATACCACAACGCCAAGCCTCAATTTGCTTAAGGGTTACATCTAGATCTAAAGTATTTTCTTTCTTACTAATCATGGATACTCTGGTAATTTCCATACTAAAAACTCCTTAAACTTTTATCCCAAACTATTGTAAATAACACCATCAGTGGTACTGTGATTGGTAATAAATATATATTAAATACACTCACACAAAGCAGTGAAATTATTAATAATAAATATATTAAAAATATAAATATACTAAACATAAAATCTAAGAACCACATAAATACCCCTAATATTAATTAGATTTAAGTAAGCAGTTTAAACTCATGCTCAGGAGTACTCAGGATATTATTTAGATAATATCTCTAATATTTTATCCATTTTAGATTCTAAAGAATTTACTCGTTGCTCTAAAGTCACGGGAGTTTCTTTAGAAACTTTAGGCTTGTTCTTAGACCCTTTGGGTCTCCCTCGGCCACGCTTAGGCGCTTCAACCTTTGGTTCAGCTTTAGCAGCTGTAGGAATTTTAATAGATATTAAAATATCCGAGGGCACAAGTTTATTAGCGAAAGCTAATTGCACATCCCCATGAGTCATCCTAGACTTGAGTACTTCTCCGAAGTAATGCCCGACAGCCCCTCTCATCCGCTTATACAAAGTATAACGGTCGGCTTGAGAGAGCTGTTGCTTATCTGCGATAAGCTGTGTGTAGTGTGCACACACTGCGTTGAACTGCTTGCTTGATGCGATTCGGTTTTCGTCGATTGCGTACATATACGTCTCCTGAGTGTGAGGCAAAGCAACCCAGCGCTGCTTTGACGTTTTCCACTTTGCCATGCCAGTCGGGCCGCTGTCAAGAACTTTCTGCGCGTGAGTCCTTCGGACGGCGCACGAAGAAAGCTGCGGGTGATGTGTGTACATAGCCTGCATGCGATGGCAAATCTCGGAAGGCCTGTCAAGTCTTTTCTGTCACTACGTAGTAGTGGTGGGTCGCGCCTACACATGCATACACACGCGATGGCAAACTTCGGCGGGATTGTAAAGTGAAAATAATTCATAATCATAGATTATGGGGGTCGCGTATGCACACGTATGTGCGCGATTAGCTCAACTTTGGCGGGGTTGTCAAGTCTTTTTTTAACTACTTTGTAGTTAACTTGAAAAATCTTCATAGTATATTTATACTATGGTGAGAAAATCTCGTAGGTCTTTGAAATTCTTCGGAGAGTTTTAAAGATTCTTTAAAACTTACACACTCGGAAGTCTCTTAAGAGACTATCAAGCACATGAGAATTACAAAGTAATTTTATTTATTATTACTTTAAAGTACTTTAAAGTACTCTGGAGATTTCTAAAGTCTATATAGACTTTAAAGGCTGGGCTTGCTAGAATCTTTAGAGTTCTTTAGAGAACTCTAGAGTCCTTAGAGGGGTGGGCAGGAGGCCAGCACCCCCCACCCCCTATATATACTAAATGTTATACATTTTAGAGAACTTTAGAGTGTCAAGCAGGTACTCAGGGCGGGTATTTAAAGACCCACTAAGGTGTCAAGATGCTATAAGATCTTTATAGGATCCTGACACCATAAGGCGGGTATTTAAAGGTACTATATATCTATATGTAACCGGGGGAACCGATTACGTTAGTATATAGTTAAAATTTGATTTTGTCAAGTAAAAAATAAAAAATAGTACTTGACAACAGCCTATCTAGCCCTATAATGTAAATATGAATAAAGAACTTACAGATAAACAACAGTCTTTCTTAGAACACCTAGTGGAACAAGGGGGTGATCCGAAGAAGGCGGCGGAGTTGGCTGGGTATAATAGTGGTCATTATCAGGTTGTAAAATCTCTTAAAAAAGAAATACTAGACTTAGCTGAAGGAATCCTAGCTCAGTCAGCTCCAAAAGCTGCTTTAAAACTTGTAGAGGTTATGAATTCAGACCAGCCTATTCCACAGGCTAACATGAGACTACAGGCTGCTCAAACTATTTTAGATAGAGTGGGCTTAGGTAAATCTGATCGTATAGATGTTAATCATAAAACAGAAGGAGGTTTATTTATATTACCTTCTAAACAAGAGGTTATTATTGATGGAGAATATGAGGAAGCTTAAAGGCCATGTACCTTTTGGTTATAAAAAAGAAGATAAACAATTAATACCTATACCAGAAGAATTAGAAGCTTTAGAAGATATTAAACAAGCAGTAATAAATAAAAAACTATCCTTACGTGATGGATCTATGTGGTTAGAATATAAAACAGGACGTAAACTATCTTATCAAGGTTTAAAGAATATAATTGATAATGAACGATTGGGACAATAATCCAGATAAATATGTTACCGATAATGCTGGTAATTTTATTTTAAAAAAAGACGGTACTCCAAAACGTAAAGGAGGAAGACCAAAAGGTTCTAAAGGCAGAGGCTATAATTATCATAGCCAGACTAAAGCTAAAATGACTGCTAATAGAACTATAAAAGAAAAACAAAAGAAAATAGCTAAAGTAGAATCTAAATTATATTCTTATAAAGAGTCTCTTAAAAATACTAAAGAGACTATGAAGAAGTTAGAAAATCCTAATGCTCCTAAAATTATAACGCCCGAAGAGTTGTCAAGTACTCCAAAAGCTGTTAAAGAAGAAGCTAAAGATAATGTTATTTTTGCTCCGAACGAAGGGCCTCAGACAGAGTTCCTAGCAGCCGCTGAGACGGACGTATTGTACGGAGGAGCCGCAGGGGGTGGTAAGTCCTACGCTATGCTCGTAGACCCCCTCAGATACGCTCACAGGGCCGCTCACAGGGCGTTAATCATAAGACGCTCTATGCCAGAGCTGCGAGAGCTGATAGATAAGTCAAGGGAGTTATACCCGAAAGCATTTCCGGGTTGTAAATATAGGGAAGTAGAAAAGCTTTGGAACTTCCCAAGCGGAGCTAAGATAGAGTTTGGATTCCTTGAACGAGATGCAGATGTATATCGTTATCAAGGACAAGCATATAGCTGGATAGGTTTTGACGAGATTACCCACCTTCCTACAGAGTTTGCTTGGAATTACTTAGCTTCACGACTAAGAACAACAGATAGCGAGATAACGCCTTACATGCGTTGTACTGCTAACCCCGGTGGCGTTGGCGCACATTGGGTAAAGAAAAGATATATAGAACCTTCAGATCCTGACAAAAGCTTTATAGGTAAAGATGGTTTAACAAGAAAGTTTATACCAGCTCGTTTAGAAGATAATCCATTCTTAGCTACAGATGGACGTTACGAGCAAATGCTTAAAGCTTTGCCCCCAACGCAACGTAAGCAATTACTTGAAGGCAACTGGGACGTAAACGAGGGGGCAGCTTTTACCGAATTTAGCATAGAGGAACATGTTATTCCTCCTTTTGATATACCTATGCACTGGGAAAGAGTTAAGGGTATTGATTATGGTTATGCCAGTGAATCAGCTTGTATATGGGCTGCAGTAGATCCTAGTGACAATACTTTAATTGTTTATAGAGAATTGTACCGTAAAGGCTTGACAGGACAGGATTTAGGCGCTATAATAACAGAGATGGAACTCTCTGACCCTTTTTCAGTCCAAGGAGTTTTAGATACTGCAGCTTGGTCTAGAACAGGTACTACAGGCCCTACAGTCGGAGAAACATTAGTCCGTCAAGGCCACAAGCTACGCAGAGCAGATAAAAATAGAATACAGGGTAAGATTCAGATTCACGAATACTTGAGGCTACAGCCAAGCGGAAGACCACGATTACAGATTTTCAGTAGCTGTCCTAGCCTGATACGCGAGCTTCAAGGCATTCCTTTAGATAAATCAAACCCCGAAGATGTAGATACTCATGCGCCTGATCACGCATATGATGCCTTAAGGTATCTTATTATGTCTAGGCCACGCGTAAACGACCCATTAGCTCAGTTAAGACACTTACGTCTTGAACAAGCTTATACACCTGCAGATGCAGATTTTGGATATTAATATATGGCAGAAGAAAATAGCTTAACTGCTAACGAAATATATTTTGAAGAAGTAGAAGACGAACATGGTTTTCAACTGACTCTAGAAGAGTCGTTGCGTAATAACTTTGTTGGTCTTATTATGGATCGTTATCAATCAGCTGAGAACGCAAGGGACTTAGATGAGCAGCGCTGGTTAGATGCTTATCATAATTATCGTGGTTTATACGGTAAGAATGTACGCTTTAGAGAATCTGAAAAGTCTAGAGTATTTGTTAAAGTAACAAAAACTAAAGTTCTGGCTGCTTTTGGGCAGTTAGTTGAAGTTATTTTTGGTGCTGGTAAATTTCCTATTGGTATTTCAGAAACAAAAGTACCAGAAGGTATTAGCGAGTATGCACACTTAGATACTCAAAACCCTGTACCCGGTATTGAAACTACTCAGGAAAACCCAGAAGAACAAGAAGAAACTAAGGAGAATCCTTTTGACGTTGGTTACGAAGGTGACGGGCGTGTACTTAAGCCGGGAGCGACCTACGGGTCGGGAAGGTTTGAAGAAACCTACATTGAAAAAGAAGCCGAAGATCAGTTAGTAGAAGGCCCTAGTTTTAATTCACAAAACCCACAAGTAAGCCCAGCTAAAGAAGCTGCAAGACGTTTAGAAAAATTAATTCATGATCAGATAGAAGAATCAAATGGCGCAAGTGAAATACGTAACGCTCTTTTTGAAGCTGCTTTATTTGGTACAGGTATTATAAAAGGCCCATTTAATTTTAATAAAACTCTTAATAGATGGGAAGAAGATGAAGAAGGATTTAGAAGATATTCTCCAGTTGATGTGCGCGTTCCTCGTATTGAGTTTGTTAGCTTATGGGACTTCTTTCCTGATCCTAACGCTACAAACATAGATGAAGCAGAGTATATTTTCCACAGGCATAAAATGAACCGTACTAAATTACGGTCTTTAGCAAAAATGCCATACTTTAATAAAGACGCTATCCGAGAGGCTTTATCATTAGGGCCTAATTACGAAGAAAAAGACTACGAACAAGAACTAAAAGATGACAGCCGTTCTGATGAAAGTGGAGCAGGACAGTATGAAGTTCTAGAATATTGGGGAGTTATTGATGCAGAATATGCTCGCCAAGTTGGTATGGAGATACCAGACGAAGTAGATGACCTAGATGAAGTACAAGTTAATGCTTGGATCTGCAATGGTCAGATGTTGAGGGCAGTAGTAAATCCGTTTACGCCTTTCAGGTTGCCTTATCATGCCTTTCCTTATGAGCGTAACCCCTATAGCTTCTTTGGCATTGGGGTTGCTGAGAACATGGATGATTCTCAAAAGATCATGAATGGTCATGCTCGTATGGCAATAGACAACTTAGCGTTATCAGGATCGTTAGTCTTTGATGTAGACGAAACTGCCCTTGTGGGTGGTCAAAGCATGGAAATATATCCGGGTAAAGTCTTCCGAAGACAGGCGGGGATGCCCGGACAAGCTATCAATGGTTTGAAGTTTCCTAATACCTCACAAGAAAACATGATGATGTTTGATAAATTCAGACAGCTTGCAGACGAACAGACAGGTATTCCAAGCTATTCACACGGTCAAACAGGCGTTCAGAGCATGACGCGAACTGCTTCGGGTATGTCCATGCTACTTGGCGCAGCATCCCTTAACATTAAAACTGTAATTAAAAATCTTGATGACTTCTTGCTTAAGCCTCTGGGTGAAGCATACTTCCAATGGAATATGCAATTCCTAGAGTCTAAGTTAGAAGTTAAAGGTGATCTAGAAGTAAAAGCAACTGGTACAAACAGTTTGATGCAAAAAGAAGTACGTAGCCAAAGACTAACTATGTTCTTACAGACTGCTCAAAATCCTGCTATTGCACCGTTTATTAAAATGAATAAGCTAATTAGCGAGCTTGCTTATAGCCTTGATCTTGATCCAGATGAACTGATTAATGATCCTGAAGAAGCAGCACTAATGGCTCAAATTATAGGAATGCAAAATAATGTTGGACAAGCAACTGGCCCGGAAGCTGGCCCCGGTAGTGAACAACCCGGAGGTATGGGAGCCAATCAAGGAGTACCTCCAGCAGGCCAAGAGCTTGGAGCTACGGGTACTGGCGGTGGCAACATCGGAACTGGAGCTGTACCGCAGTCAGGGGAGGCTGAGTTCTCTGGAACGCCTAGAGCAGTTGAAGGATAGCGTTAAAGTAGAGATGGAGCGAAAAGATGCCGGGTAAAAAAAGTATGCTGAAAAGGGAAGAATACGTAGTAGGTGGATTAACCAAAGCGTTTGTACCTGTTGCAAAAAGAGTAGCTAAAATATTTGAAGAAGACGTTACTGAAAAAGAAATAAAAACTAAACTTAATACAATTATTGATAAAATTGAAGCTGCTCCTCTAGGAAGTACAAAAAAAGAAACCTTCCAAAAAATTGCAGATGAAGAAGATGTGGCTTTAAGTCTTGTAAAAGATGCAAATAAAATTAATAGTTATAGGTCTGGAGGAGGCAAGTCTGATTCTTTATTAGGAGAAGTAGCCGCAACTGTAAGAGCTATGACAAAAAAACCTACTTCAGGGCAAGCTGACTCCGAAGCTTTAGGAGGAACAAAAACTACTAGAGAAGCTAGAAGAGGTAAAGGGTTTGCAATTTTAGGTACAGCAGCTTTAACTGTTCCTACTACTGCTCTTTCTACTGCTTGGTTTATGAGTAATGATAAAGAACCTACGCCTAAAGAGGCCTCAGATTTTGAAAAAGCTTTTAGTAAAGCCCATAATGCTGGCAAAGAAACATTTATGTTTAAAGGCAAAAAGTATACTACCGATGTTAGAAAAGGAAAATCAGAAGGCGGCGTTATGAAACAGCTTAAACAAAAAATTATGTCTTTACTTGCTCAAAAAGAAAAAGCGGCTAATGAAGAAGAAAAAGAAAAAATTCAAATGCAATTAGATTCTTTTTCAGAAGAAGATATGCGCGAAGCTTTAAAGGAAAAGGATACTCCTGAAGAAGGTCTTTTTGATAATAACAATAGAATTAGCCAAGAACCTAAAAAAATTAGATTACAAAGAGCAGACGGTGGGTCAATGCTTGTACCGCCTGAGATGCCTGTAGATACTTACACGCCTGAAGAGCAGGCAATGGCTGAAGAAACCCAAGTATCAGACGTTGAGATGGAAGATGATTATATGGGTTATGTACTAGGAGAATCCCTAGACGATAACGAACAAGAATATTTAATGGGAGCTTTGGAATCAGATCCAAGGCTTAGTGAAATTTTTGATAAAGTTGTAATGACTGCATCAGAATTTTCTGGGGCTGGAAAAGTTGAAGGCCCCGGAGACGGTGTATCAGATTCAATCCCTGCACGATTAAGTGACGGAGAATTTGTTATTACCCAAAAAGCCACCGAGCAAATCGGAGCAGAAAACCTTCAAACAATGATGGATAATGCTGAACGAATGGCAGATGGTGGCATAGCAACGCGAAAGGCAACTGGAGGTTTATTAGATTCTAGTAACATGCTAGAGCCTAATACTGGAGTAGACGAGCAAATTAAAAAATCTATGCTTTACTCAAACCAAGTTCCTAGCTTAAGAGGCACTCGCGTTATTTAATAGTACGGCTACCTTGTAGTGACAAGCCCCAAATTTTTAAAAGACGTTTTAAATTGGCTACCTTGCAAGAAACAAGCCCCGTAGAAAAGGAGAGCAGTAATGTCCGAACAACAACTAGAGGAGCAACAACCTAACCCATATAACATGAAAAAGGCTTGGCATACGCCAGATGGCCCTCGTCAGCCTAAAGCTGACACATTGTTTTATGAAGAAGAAGCTCCTGTTCAAAAGGCTACCCGCAGAAAAGAAGCGGCCCCTTCTGACGAAGAAGAAACCACAACTAATTATAAAAAAAGGTATGACGATTTAAAGAAACATTATGATCAGAAACTTTCTGAATTTAAACGTAAAGAGCAAGAACTTTTAGAGCAAGCGCAAGCAGCTCAACCACAGTATCAAGCTCCTAAATCTGAAGAAGACTTAGCACGTTTTAGAGAAGAATATCCTGATTTATATGATACGGTAGAAACTGTAGCACACATGCGAAGCCAACAAGAAGTGGAAGCTTTGCGATCTAAACTTTCTGTTATTGAACAACGGGAAGCAGAGATTGCAGCGCGAGAAGCTGAGGCTGCGTTGAAAGAAAGGCATCCTGACTTTGATGAAATTAGAGGAGACGATGGCTTTCATGAGTGGGCGCAGGAGCAACCGGATCAAATTCAAGATTGGATTTATAACAATCCTGATAATGTTACTTTAGCTGTTAAAGCTTTAGATCTTTATAAATTAGAAACTGGTAAAGGACACTCTGCAAAAACTAAAGGTCGTCCAAGAAAAGAACCACAAGAAGGTTCTGCTGCTGATATTGTATCTACTAAAACAACAAATGTAGATGCTAAACAGGCAAAAATTTGGACAGAAAGCGAAATCGCCAAGATGTCCTTAGATCAATTTGATAAGTACGAAGAAGAAATTCGTGAAGCTCTTATTGAAGGACGTGTTGTGCGAGGCTAAACTTTTCTACTTAGGAGATATTTAAAATGGCACAAAATACATCAGATCAAGGGTTTGAATTTGCAACAACCCCAACTAACTTTGCGGGATCAACTAACTGGCTACCTCAGTTATATTCCAAGCAAGTACTCAACTTTTTCCGTAAAGCTTCTGTAGTAGAAGCAATTACCAATACGGATTATGCAGGTGAAATTTCTGGTTACGGTGATACCGTTAAAATCATTAAAGAACCTGTAATCACTGTTGATCAGTACGAGCGTGGACAAGACGCTGCTAAAACTAACTTAACCGACACTGAAATTACGATGGTCGTAGATATTGCTAACGCTTTTAAATTCATCGTTGATGATATTGAAACGCAAATGTCTCACATTAATTTCCGTGACGTTGCTACTTCATCTGCTGCTTACGCTTTGCGTGATGCTTTTGATGTAGGCGTATTGGCTAAGATGTTTGCTGGCGTATCTGCTTCTGGCCCAGACCATATTATTGGTGCTGACGCTGCTGCTGGTACAGGCGGTGTAGCAGAAACGACTGCTTCTGTTGACCTTCTTGGTTCAGATGGTAGCGGTGTTGACGCAATCGACCTTATGGCACGTATGGCCCGTCTTCTTGACGAGCAAAATATTCCTGAAGAAGGACGTTGGTTCGTAGCTGGCCCTGCTTTCTACGAAGAACTTTCTCAGTCAGGATCTAAGTTGTTGTCTGTAGACTTCAACGCAGGCCAAGGATCAATCCGAAACGGTTTGGTATCTTCTGGCAAGCTGCGTGGGTTCAACATGTACAAGTCTAATAATATCGGTGCTACCTCTACGGCTACTGGTAAAGTTATGGCTGGTCACATGTCTTCTACGGCTACGGCTCAGACAATCACCACTACTGAAGTCATTCGTGACCCCTCAAGTTTTGGTGACATTGTACGTGGTCTTCATGTATACGGCGCTAAAGTGTTGCGACCAGACGCTCTGGTTTCAGCTTTTTACACTGTTGACTAATAAAGCGTGGGGGATGAAATACTCCCCCATTTTTAAGGAGTTTACATGCCACAGATAGGAAATGATAACAAACCTGTTATCCTTAAAAGTGGACAAAGAAATAAAAAAAGAATTTTAGGAATGACTGGAAGTTTTTACGTAGGTGAAAATAAAAAAAACTACGATGAAAACTATAATCGTATTTTTAAAAATAAAAAATTGGGAGATAAAGAATGAAGCAAACTTATTCTAGCTGTGGAGATATGGAAAAAAGAGTAGGTAAAATGTGCGGTGGTGTAATGCATAAAAAAAAGAAAAAACAAAAAGGCTAAAATAAATGGTGGCTAATTATCTAGATATAACAAATGAAGTTCTAAGAGAGATGAACGAAGTTCCTCTAACTTCAGCTAACTTTGCTGATGCTCTAGGCATTCAACAACACGTTAAAGACTGTGTAAATCGTGCATATTTAGATATTGTAAATGAAGAGCCTCAATGGCCTTTTCTTGCTTTAGACCTAAGTGGATCTAGCAATAACATGTACGGAAATACGTACGTGGAAACTGTTGCTGGTACACGCTGGTATACTATGAAACCTGCTTCTTCTAGTTTAGTAGAAGACTATGGTTATGTAGACTGGGATAATTTTTATATTACTACAAAAGATGTAGCAGGTGAAACTACTCCCTACATAATGAAAAATTTAACTTATTCTACAACAGAAGACTGGAAAGATTTTAGACGCATTTCAGAAAATCAAGATGAAGCAGACACGCAAAATTATGGTGTACCTTCTATAGTTATTAAAAGCCCTGATAATCGTAAAATAGGTTTAAGCCCCATACCAGACAAAGTATATCGCGTCTGGTTTTTTGCATATAAACTTCCAACAGAGCTAAGTATTTATTCAGATCAGATTGTTTTTCCTAATATCTACAAACCAGTTTTAATTGCTAGAGCGCGTTATTATGTTTATCAGTTTAAAGAAAATCCTCAGATGTCTTCTTTTTCATTAGAGGATTATAAACGTGGTCTTAAGCTCATGAAATTAAATTTAATGAACCCTACACCGGATTATATTAAAGACGATAGAATGAGATTTGTCTAATGTCACAACCTTTTGGTATATCATGCAGAGGCGGTTTAAATACTAATTTAAATCAGCTAGAAATGTTGGCGCAGCCCGGAGTTGCTAGAGAGTTAGTAAACTTTGAAGTAGACTCTGACGGTGGATACAGACGCATTAACGGCTTTAATGTTTATGGCGGTGAAAGTGCAGTAAGGCCAGAAGCAGGAAATACTATACATGGCGTTTTTCCCTATGCTTTAGGGGTAGTTGTTTGTGTAGGAACAAGTATTTATTATAGTGAAAACGGTATAAACTGGACTCAAATTAATTACGATACAGGACATGTTGGAGTCATTGAATCTAATTTAAGTTTGCAAACAGAGTTAGATAGACCTCAACAAGGACAAGCACAGTTTGTTTTGATGAGAGCGCCTACAGGACACACTGATAGTCAGTATGGGGCGTTAACTATAGCAACAGCTGGTGGAGATAAAGTAGCTCATTTTCATATTGATGGTACAGGAGCAGGACGTTTATTTATATACGAAGAACTTTCTACGCCTGCCGCTGGTCAGTACGTAGAAGAACACGATAAACATTTATGTATTGTAGATCCTGTTAATAGTCCTTCTACAGTTTACTATAGTAAAACAAATGACGATAGAGATTTTACAGGTACAGGTTCTGGTGCGGTTTCTATTTCAGATGAAATTTTAGGTATAAAAAGTTTTAGAGATAATCTTTATATTTTTTGTGAAAACACAATACATAGATTAGAAAATATTAATGACCCAGCAACTCTTAGAGTAGTACAAGTAACAAACAATATAGGATGCTTAAGCGGCTACAGTATTCAAGAAATTGGAGGAGATTTATTATTTTTAGCTCCTGATGGAATAAGAACTATTGCAGGAACAGAACGAATAGGTGACGTAGAGTTAAGTTCTGTAAGTAGACAAATACAAAAAATAACAAAAACTATTGCTTCTTCTTTAAGCTCTTATATTATTTCAAGTATAGTCATTAGAAATAAATCTCAATATAGACTTTTTTATTCTCTTGAAAATGCTGAATCAAGTACTTGTAAAGGGATTATAGGTTCTTTAACTTCTAATGGTTTTGAATGGTCTGAAACTTTAGGAATACAAGCTTTAAGTATCTCTTCTTCTTTTGATAGTAATAAAATAGAAAGATACTTTCATGGCGATAAAGACGGTTATATATACTACCATGACCAAGGAAATTATTTTACTCCTGCAGGTACTCCTGCAAATATTAGAGCCGTTTATTTAACCCCTGATTTTGATTTTGGAGATGTAGGAACACGTAAAACAATTAAAAATATTAGAGTTTCATTAAGTCCTGAAGGAGAAATAAGACCTTCTGTAAGAATAAGATATGATTATGATGATGTAAATATTGCTCAACCTCAAGATTATGTTTTAAACTCTATACCTTTACCAGCTATTTTTGGAACAGCTTTATTTAATTTTGCTGTTTTTGGAGGTACTAATGATCCAATGGTTAGACAGGCTGTAGAAGGAACGGGCAATACTTGTAGCTTTAAAATATTTAGCGATGATCAAAATGCACCTTATGCTATAAATGGATTATACATAGATTATATGCCTACAGGCAGGAGATAAAGTTAATGGCACAAAATTATATACGACAAAGTTCTTTTTCTGATGGCGATACAATTACTGCATCGCTATTTAACAACGAATACAACCAACTTCTAAATGCTTTTAGCTATTCTTCTTCTGATTCAGCTGCTACTGGACATAGACACGATGGCAGCACAGGCGAAGGCGGTAACATTCCTAAAATTGGCGATCTTAATTTTTTAAATAAAATTGAAATAGACAGTAGTAATAACAGATGGGGAGTGTATGTTGAAGTTGCAGGAGTTTCTACAGAACAAATTCGTATTCAAGATGGTAGTATTGTGCCTGTTACTACTAATGATATTGATCTTGGATCAGGAAGTTTACAATTTAAAGATTTGTTTATTGATGGTACAGCAAGCATTGACAGCCTCACTCTCTCAACCGGATCTACTGTCACTGTAATTTTAGATGAAGATAATTTAGTTACAAATAGTGATACAGCTCTTGCTACTCAACAATCTATTAAAGCTTATGTAGATTCTCAAATTACTGCAAATAACGAACTATCAGAAATATTAGTTAACGGTAATACTACTGGCGGCACAGATATAGCGGTTAGTACGGGCGACGACATCACCTTTGCGGACAGCTCCAAGGCCATCTTCGGTGCTGGCTCTGACCTACAGATTTATCATAATGCAACCAACAACATTATTGATAGCTCTGCTGCAACACTAGCAATTCAAGCTCCTCAGTTTGTTGTTCAGGACGACACTGGAACAAAAAACATAATCTGGGTTACGCAACCCGCAGTGTCTGTTTTTGATGTTCGTCTTTCTTATGACGGTTCCACAAAACTAACCACCACCGCCACAGGCATCGACGTAACGGGTACTGTGACTGCTGATGGTTTGACTGTTGATGATGTAGTTTCTATTGATACATCAACTGGTAATGCGTTTAGTTCTACTGGTAATTTGAAAATAGATATTGATTCTGATAACAATCAAACAGACAGAACTTTTCAGATTACAAGTGATGGAAGCTCTAAGACTTTATTTCAAGCTAAAGAAGGAGGAGACATCTCCTTCTACGATGACACGGGGGTTAGTCAATCTTTCTTCTGGGATGCTTCTGCGGAGTCTTTGGGGATTGGTACGAGTTCACCTGTTCGTAATTTACATATCTCAAGCGCTTCAGCTGAGATTATGCTAGAAGATTCTGATGGCGGTTCTGACGATAAACGCGTTACATTGAAAATGAATAACGGTATTTTCTCGTTAAACTCAAGATATGATAACGATACAGAGCGTCTTTCTAATATTTTTGTTGCTGATATGGGTAGCGGCAACGTCGGGATTGGTACGTCGAGTCCAACATCCCTTGGTGGTGGCGCAAAGTTAACTGTTAACCAAGCGGCAGATGGAAACATCGTTTTTGCTAGAGGTGGAAGCACGCGTCAGGTTCAGCTTGGGACAACATCAACCACTGGCTATATAAACGCAGATAATACTTCTGGTGGCCTTACATTTAATGTAAACGCCTCAGAACGCATGCGCATCGATACCAGCGGGAATGTCGGGATTGGTACTAGCAGTCCGTCTAACGACTTGCATGTTGCCTCTGCCGCCGCTGCTATTAGGCTTGAAGACACTGATAACAACACATACGGTCAAATTGTCTATAACACTGCTTCTGGGGGCTTACTTATACGCAGTGATGAAGGCGCCGGTGTAGGAGCCAGCGGCAGTAACATTATTTTTGAAAATGATGGAACCGAAGCCATGCGCATAGATGCAAGCGGCAACGTGGGTATTGGTACTAGCAGTCCCGCATCAGAGCTTCATGTAAAAAGTTCAGGAACTTTATCAGATACGTTAACTATTGAAAACTCAACAGGTAATGGTAGTTGGAGGGTTAGAGAAGGCAGTAGTAGTAACGCTTTATTACAAGGTTATAACGCAAGTAATTCTGAAACCATTAGATTAGACCCAACTTCAGATACGTTTTTTAATGGCAGCAATGTCGGGATTGGTACGAGTGCGCCTGATTCAATACTACATTTGTCAGATACAGGGGAATCTAGGATTACCTTTGAAGGACCAGCTTGGGGAAACTACATAGGTGTGACAGCTTATGACAATGTTGTAATTGCAGCAGATGAAAACCAAGGGTCAGTAAACTCATCTATTCGGTTTAGAGTTGATGCCTCAGAACGCATGCGCATAGATGCAGGCGGCAATCTTTTGGTGGGGACTACTGATGCAACAGCAACTGGCGACAATGGATGGGCATTTTTTCCAGATGGCGGCGCATACAGTCGCAGAAATGGTACTGCGTCGGTCATACATTTTCGTTTTTATAACAATGCAGACGTTACTACTACAGAAGTTGGTAACATCACATCTAGTGGAAGTAGTACAGCCTACAACACCTCATCAGACCAACGCCTCAAAGACAACATCGTAGACGCACCTTCTGCTTCTGACGACATTGACGCTATCCAAGTACGTTCATTTGACTGGAAAGCTGACGGGTCACACCAGAAGTACGGCATGGTTGCACAAGAGCTACAGACTGTTGCACCTGAAGCAGTAAGTCAACCAGACGACCCCGAAGAAATGATGGGTGTTGATTACAGCAAGCTAGTACCAATGATGCTTAAAGAAATTCAATCACTACGTGCAAGGGTTTCTGAGCTTGAAAGTAAATGAAACATTTAAAAGCAGATAATGACTATGGATATAAAAAACAAATAGTAGCTTTATCTGAAATAATGGCCTCACAAGCGGAGTCAGTAGTTGATAATAAGTGGGCCGTTTTTGACCGACATATAGAATTAGCATACAACATAGGAAAATACGGAATGTCTAAGCCTATTGTCGTCAAAGAAAAAGATGGAAAGTTTGAAATGACTTTTGGTGGAAATCGCTTAAAAGTCGCGGTTCTTAACGGCTTCACTCACGTTGATGCCATAGTGGTAGAAACTGATGAAGAAATTAAAAAATTACATGACTTAATGACAAAACTTCCACCACACGAAGGGAAATCTATAACTCACGGCGGGAAATATTCTTAGAATCTTAACAGGAGAAAATATGACAACTTGGACAATCTCAACATTAGAACGTGAGCTATCAGACGGTGGCGTAATCGTAGCCCACTGGAGAGCAACAGCATCAGAAACCGTAGGCACTGGCGATGACGCTGTAACTTACTCAGCATCATCTTACGGCACTTGTGGGTTTACCCCAGACCCTTCAGACCCTTCATTTGTTGCTTACGACAGCATCACAGAGGACATGGCTTTAGGCTGGTGCTGGGACAACGGTGTTGATAAAGATGCGATTGAAGCGTCTCTGGCAGCAAAGATTGAGCTAGACAAAAACCCAACAAAAGGAGTAGGTGTACCATGGTAATACTAGAATACATTAACGCAATTACAGCTTTGGTCACTGCATGTTCAGCGATTACAGCTTTAACCCCAACGCCTAAAGACGACAAGATCGTTAGCAAGTTATACAAGCTATTAGAGATTGGTGCTTTAGTAGTAGGCAAGGCGAAGAAGTAATGCAAGAGGAGACTAAAGCAGTGATAGACGCAGTAGCCGTTGGCGGCACTCTAGGGACGTTGGCTGGTTGGCTACCGCCTCTCGCTGCTTTAGCGACCCTTATATGGACATGTATTAGAATTTGGGAAACCCCCACTGTAAGAAACCTTTTTAAAAAAGATGAAGAGTAAGCATTATGGGTAAAAAAAATAGGAACACTAATAAGGCTTTAAAGGCTTTGAAAAGAAGGTCTTCTTATAGAAGAGGTGGAAGAGCTGGCTTTAATTCTGAGTTTTTAGACCCAGATAAACTGCGTAGCAGTCAACCTACAAAGCAGCCTATTCAGACAATTAAAACTTCTGCTCCTAGCGGTACTTCTCGTTCAGGGCTTGGAGACTTAGGATTTACTGATTCTCAAGTAGCTTCTGCTTTAAAAAGTGCAGAAGCTAAAACAGTTGCTTCTCAGCCTAAAGCACCTTTTTTTAATGACCCTAGATTTAATGAGGCACAAAATAAAAAAATTGCACAGCTTCAAAAAGAAGCAACGGCAGCAATGAATACGCCTGAATATAAAAGTCTTTTAAAGCAGTACCAAGATACTCAAGGCGATCCTAAAATTAAAGCTCAATTAGAAGCTATGCAACAGCCTTTTAAACAAAGACAACAGGCTATTATGAGTTCTTCTCCTGCATATGTTGCTTCTCAACAAGCTCAAAATGCTGCTACCGCTGTTACGGCTTCATCTGCTGGTGTCGGCACAAATTTTAATATTGATGGGATGCCTCAAAGAGAAGACTATGGAAGAGGCAGAGAAGGTAATCAAGCATATCGACAGGCTTTAAAAGAGTGGCAAAATTCTTTAGGT